ACAAACGCCACGTCAGTAAGGTCTTGCGGCAAGATCCAGCCAGGGAACCCTGGATTGCTGGGACAGCCATATATGTAGATGAGGAAGAGAGGCCTTGATGTGGAGGATACGAAAGCCCGTTGGCAGCTTCATATTGCCGGTGACGGGCCGAGCTTTGATCTCTATCCGCACCAGGAAGAGGCAGTCGATAAGCTGCGTAACGGTTCCATCCTCTGCGGAGGTGTGGGTACTGGAAAGTCGCGTACCGCGATGGCGTACTACTTCACCCGCGAGGCCCCGCGAGATGTTTATGTCATTACCACTGCCAAAAAGCGGGATTCTCTTGACTGGGAGAAAGAGGCTGCCGCTTTTGGTATCGGCAAGGCGAAGGACGCTACTGTTGCAGGAGTACTTACAGTAGATTCTTGGAACAATATAGGAAAGTACATCGATGTCGAGGGAGCTTTCTTTGTATTCGACGAGCAGCGTGTCGTGGGAACGGGGAAATGGGTCAAGGCTTTTATACGCATTGCGAAACGTAATCGATGGATACTCCTTAGTGCTACACCTGGTGACACATGGCTTGACTACGCGCCTGTCTTCATCGCCAATGGACACTACAAGAATATCACCGAGTTCAGGCGACAGCACTGCGTCTTCAGTTTCTACGGAAGCTACCCGAAGCTCGAGCGGTACCTTGTAGAAAGCAAGTTGATCAGGCTGCGTGATCAGATCCTGGTCGACATGCCGTACACCAGACACACTATCCGACACGTCCATCACGTCGAGGTCGACTACGACGAGATCACGATGGAACAGAGTATCAAGAGGAGGTGGAACCCATTCACGAACAAGCCGATGAAAGATGTGTCCGAGCTGTACTCGGTTATGCGAAAGATTGCAAACTCGAGCTTGGACCGCTTCAATGCCGTGAACGAGCTCCTGAAGAAGCACCCTCGGCTGATTGTGTTCTACAACTTCAACTACGAGCTCGATATGCTGAGACTGCTCGGCGACTCAGGAACTTCCGAGGATGGCCCTACTACATCAAAGAATGGGAAGAGACTTACCGTAGCCGAATGGAATGGCCACAAGCATGAGCAAATTCCTGACACTGACAAGTGGGTCTATCTGGTTCAGTACCAGAGCGGAGCAGAAGGATGGAACTGTACCGAAACTGATACGATCTGCTTTTACTCACTTACGTACTCCCACCGAGCCTTCGAGCAGTCGAAGGGCAGGATCGACCGACTCGACACCCCGTTCGTAGACCTGCACTACTACGTACTGCGCTCTCAGTCCTATATCGACAAGGTCATCTGGCGAGCCTTGCAGAACAAACGAGACTTCAACGAACGCGAAGTCGCAGCCCCTATCTAAGGAGAGAATCATGGAAGAATGGCGCACTATCGAGGAAGCTCCGAACTATGAGATCAGTTCGGACAAGCTGGTTCGGAACAAGAAGTCCGGAAGGATTCTGCGGCCACAGCGTGGCGAGGTTCAGCTAATGAGCAGGGGTGCTCGACTCGGTCGAAGTGTCAACACTCTTCATCGTCGGACCTTCCCTACAATCGACTATGACGACTTCCCGTGGGTCACAATTCCCGATGCTCCTCGCTACGAAATCAACAAGCTGGGGGAAGTCCGGAACAGGCGCACTGGAAGGATTCTGAAGACGTATTACAACCAGAGAGGGATCGAATGCGTGCAGATGCGAGACGCCGGATATGAGATCACAAGGAGTGTTCCGAAGCTCGTTTGGGACCTTCTAGGAGAGATTGTCTAGGCGCTTCGAAGTTACACACTTTTGAGGCGATAGTGGAAGCCCGTCAGTTTTAGCGTTCTTACGATCTTGTTAGCTCTGAAATCTCGGGGTGTCGCTCGGGAGCGTTTTCGAGGGCTTTCAAGATCGTAGGGACGTCAAAACTGACGGGCTTCCACTATCAGAACAAAAGTGTGTAAACCGTGTCGATAGCAAAAGAGGTGATCACAAGGCTCTGACCTGCGGTTTTGTCTTTTTACCGGCGACCTGGTATCTACAGGAACACACTACCCAGTTTTCCCAACTTACTTATACATTTACACACCTTGTATCTATATTGCTATTTTACCTCACGCGCGAGAAAAAAAATAGATATCACTAATACAAATGTGTAACTAAGTTGGACAAAGTTGGGTAGTGTGTTCCTGTAACGCCAACTGGAGGAATGCCGAGTGGAAACCTGGCTCGAGATCTTCGAGTTCCCAGGATATTCAGTCAGCAGTTGGGGCCGCGTCCGCAATGAACGAACCGGACGCGTCCTTACTCTGCTGAGGAATCAGAATGGAGTCACCCATGTTGGAATGAACCGAAACGGATTACAACATAAACGCGGTGTCGCCAAGTTGGTGGCCAAGCGTTTTCTCAGACACACCACTCTGGACGACTTCGATACACCCATCCATCTAAATGGAGACCGATCCGACAATCAAGCTTCGAACCTGGCCTGGCGACCGAAGTGGTTCGCCGACACCTACACAAGGCAATGGAACTTCTACGGTGCCCGAATAGATCAACCGATACGGGACATCGATTCTGGAGAGAGCTACGTAGATTCGACAGACGCCGCAAAGACGCACGGACTGCTCGAGCGCGATATTGTACAATCAATCTTGACCGGCGTGAAAGTCTTCCCCACGCTTCAAAGGTTCGAGATTATCGAATGATGCAAAATAGATACCACCACGCAGAAAAAATCGGGGTTATAACAGAAGGGATGAGAACTAGCCTTATGTTTTTGGGGGAGGGACGCCATGAAAGAGCGAGTTTATCAGACCAAGGTCATCAAGCGACTCCGCAAGGAGTTCGAGGGATGCCTGATCCTGAAGAACGACAGCAGCTATATGCAGGGCGTGCCGGACCTCATCGTCCTTTATGGACCTTACTGGGCGATGCTTGAAGTGAAGGTGAGCATCAACTCTGCGTTTCAGCCTAATCAGGCCTACTGGGTCTCCGAGCTGAACCACATGAGCTTCGCTGCCTTCATCTATCCCGAGAACGAGGACGAGGTCTTCCATGATCTTCAACGATCACTCGCGCCTAGCAGGCATGCACGCTCTGCTAAGCGCTAGCAAGTACCACTGGGTCAACTATGACGACCAGAAGCTGCAGGCCTTCTACACAGCGCAGCAAGCCGCTATTCGAGGCACGCGGTTTCACACTCTCGCCGCAGAGCTGATCCGTATGGAAGTCAACCTTCCAAAGAACTCCAAGACTTTGAACATGTACGTGAACGACGCGCTTGGTTTTCGAATGAAGCCTGAGGTCGTACTCTTCTACTCCGATGTTGCGTTCGGTACTGCTGACGCTATCGGGTTCCGTCGCAACAAGCTTCGGATTCACGACCTGAAGATGGGCATCTCCGCAACCAAGATCACCCAGCTCGAGGTTTATGCCGCGCTCTTCTGTCTCGAGTATTCGGTGAAGCCGATGGACATCGAGATCGAACTCCGTATCTACCAGAGTGATGAAGCCCGGATCACTGAAGGCGACCCTGACGGCATCACCCATATCATGAGCAAGATCGTCGATTTCGATCGTCGGATTCAACAATGGCGACAGGAGGCACTCGTATGACCTATGTTATCGAGGAGCAAGACTACCTCGCGCATTACGGTGTGCTCCGTCGCTCGGGGCGCTATCCCTGGGGTTCTGGTGGACCAGAGCATGCCAGCAACAAGGGCTTTCTGGAATATGTGGATGTGCTGAAGAAGCAGGGCCTGAGCGAAGTCGAGATCGCAAAGGGCATGAAGATGAACTCGGCACAGCTTCGTGCGGCGAAGTCCATCGCCAAGAACGAGGAGAAGGCCGCGCTCATCTCTCAGGTTGAGCGCATGCGAGAGAAGGGCATGTCTAACGTCGCGATTGCGAAGCAGCTCGGTATGAGGAACGAGTCTTCGGTTCGTGCGCTTCTCGCTCCAGGTGCTGCAGACAAGGCCAAGGTTCTCAACTCTACGGCTGAGATGCTCAAGCAGCAGGTCGACGCCAAGGGTGTCATCCAGATTGGCACTGGGGTGGAACAACACGTCGGTGTCAGTCGAACCAAGCTGGACACTGCGATCTCTGTTCTGATGGAGCAGGGCTACGAAGTCCACACGGTTCAGGTCGATCAGCTCAGCAGCTCGGGCAACAAGACCAACGTCAAAGTACTCGCCAAGCCTGAGATTGGTGGATACCGAGGCATCGTAAAGGACCTTTCTCAGATCCAGAATGTGGACCTAGTCACCTCTGACGGTGGCCGCAGCTATGGCGAAAAGATCGGTCCTCCGCAGAACATCAGCTCCAAGCGAGTCAAGGTTCGGTATGCGGAAGATGGCGGTACGGATGCTGATGGTGTGATCTACCTTCGCCCAGGCAAGGATGATCTAGACCTAGGCGGATCTCGATACGCTCAGGTGCGAATCGCTGTTGACGGTTCTCACTACCTCAAGGGTATGGCGTTCTACAGGGACGATCTGCCTGATGGTGTGGACCTCATGTTCAACACCAACAAAGAGCGTTCGAAGATCGGTACGAACCCGCTCGACGCCATGAAGAAGCAGACGGTCGATGAGACCACGGGCAAGATCGATCTGGACAACCCGTTCGGTGCTTCGATCTCCAGGCAGAAGGGTGCGCTCAACATCGTCAACGAGGAGGGAGACTGGGACAAGTGGTCTCGGAACTTCTCTTCACAGATGTTGTCAAAACAATCCCCCACCCTCGCAAAACAGCAGCTCGATGTGACCTATGAGAATAGGAAGGCTGATCTTGATGAGATCAGGCAGCTTACCAATCCCGAGGTTCGACGTAGTCTGTTGCTGAAGCATGCTGAGTCAGCAGATTCTGCGGCCGTCCATCTAAAGGCTGCGGCTCTTCCTAGGTCTCAGAGTCATGTCATCCTCCCGTTCAGGTCTATTAAGGAAGGCGAGATCTATGCGCCTAACTACACGGACGGCGAGAGGGTTGCTCTGGTTCGATTCCCACATGGTGGCAAGTTCGAGATTCCCGAGCTGACTGTGAATAACCGGAACCGTGAGGCCAAGCAGGCTATCGGTCCGAACGTTCAGGGTCGCAAGGGTGGCGCCAAGGATGCAGTTGGCATTCATCCCAAGGTGGCCGAGCGTTTGTCTGGGGCAGACTTCGATGGCGACACCGTCTTGGTCATTCCCAACGCCAGAGGCCAGATCAAGGCTGAGGCTGCGCTCCAGAAGCTGAAGGGCTTCGATCCTCAGCGTTCTTACCCGGCCTATGAGGGCATGCCCAAGATGTCGCCCAAGACCAAGCAGACACAGATGGGCCTGGTCTCAAACCTCATCACCGACATGACCATCCTTGGTGCTAGCTCTAATGAGCTGGCGCATGCCGTCAGACACTCCATGGTGGTCATTGATGCTGAGAAGCACAACCTGAACTATCGTCAGAGTGCCCTCGACAACGGCATCCCCTCTCTGATGAAGAAGTACCAGGGTAAGTCACAGGGCGGTTCTGCGACTCTGATCTCTCGTGCCACGTCCCCGATCAAAGTCAATGAGCGAAAGCGCGCTCCGATCATTGACAAGGACACAGGCAAGCTGGTCTGGGTCGAAACAGGGAAGAACTGGACTACGCCTGACGGCAAGGTCCATTACAAGAAGCAAGAGTCTCAGAAGCTCAAGGAAGCTGATGACGCTTTCAGTCTGGTGTCCGATGCGAACACCAGGATCGAGAACGTCTATGCTACTCACTCCAACAGGCTGAAGACCTTGGCCAATGCTGCGAGAAAGGATGCGGTCAACACCAAGACTGTTCCTTACTCGGAGTCCGCAAGAAAGGCCTACTCTGCAGAAGTAACCTCCCTGTCTGCAAAACTGAACATTGCTTTGCGGAATCGCCCCCTGGAAAGACAAGCCCAGCTCCTAGCAAACGTGGCCGTTCGAGCCAAGCTGGATTCCAATCCGAACATGGAAGCAGCAGAGATCAAGAAGCTCAAAGGCAACGAACTCAGACGAGCTCGGGAACGAGTTGGTTCTGGGAAGGAGCTGGTGGACATCACCCCCACAGAGTGGGCCGCCATTCAAGCCGGTGCGGTGTCGCCAACTCGGCTGCGGGAGATCTTGGAGAACGCGGACATCGACAAGGTACGCCAACTTGCGATGCCCCGTGCTGACATCCTGATGACTCCCGTCAAGGAAGCAAGAGCTCGAGCAATGGTCAACGATGGGTACTCCCAGGCTGACATTGCTGCCGCTCTTGGCGTTTCACTCTCCACTGTCAAGACCGTCATGTGAGAAGGGAGGACCCGTGCCTGACACAAAGCATCACATGCTGTCGACCATCGACAACCCATACAGCCCCCTGACCCAATGGGATCGATGGTACAACTGGGACGTTGCTGCTGGTTACCATACGGCTTCGTTCTTGGCCCGGGTAGTTCGTTCCTCACCTGCCTTGTCAGTGGCTGATGAGGAAGAGGCTATCGAGGAGGCTATCGATGAGATCGTTCGAGAGAACGTTCTTGGTCGATACATCAAGATTCCAATTCCTGATGAGGTGATGGAAGCGGTGTGAGGCGTGCGGCGTGCGGCGAAACTTTTTTTCTCTACCGAGAGGTAGGGGGGAGGGGGGTCGCCCACGCCGCACCCCCCTTTGCAT